AGTTCTTTAAGAGTGTTCTCGGAGTAACCGCCCTTTAAGCCGTTACAAGCGGGAACGAACAGTTGACCGTTGAGCATCTTTACAACCGCATAAGACGTTTCGTCTCTACCGCGTCCACTAGGGTCGATGCTCATCACGGAACCGGTGTACGGTATTTGTTCCCCGACGGACATGGGTCTAAAGAAGCGGTCGCCGTTGAACCCGACGTTCGGGATGGTGTTGTCCACAACGTAGTCGGGACTACTGGCGTACGTTATCTTTTCCGGTCCGACGTCGTCGTCAACGTCGTTCACTATCAAGTCGTTTATCTTCAAAGGGTATCGATCAGCGTCGGATAAGCGAGGATTAAGCATGAACTGAAGGGCGTATCCGCTCCGTCCGTACGACAGTCTTCGTTCTTCCAGGTCAACGTCGGAGAACCGTAGAGGCTCGGTAGACATCCCCACGGACTCAGCAGTCGTTTTAGCGACGATATAGGGTGCTACAGCGCCGTCGTATATCTTTTCAGCCTTAGACCCTTCTATGAACTCTGAAGGCCATATACGAGCCGTGTAGCCCCTCTCTCGCAGTTTGTTGTAGATGGAGTCCTCGCATTGAGGCGTTCCCAGAAAGAGTATTCGTGAGCTATCGAGAGGTTTGAGTATCGCTTCAAACTCCTTTACTTGTTCGTCGAGCTTGTCGCGGAGTCCTTGGGTAGCGGAGTTGTTCGGTACTTCTATGTCGTCCGCTACGATGATGTCGGCTCGAGATCCCGTTAGTTGGGACGTTATGCCTAGTGACTTGACGGAAGGAGCGTGAGCGGGTGGAGCGGAGCCTACGTCGAAGGATACCTTACTGAAGCGTTGACCGTCCCGTGGCTTTAGTCCCGCCAATAGGGGTATCTCGTTGATTATGCGTAGGGTGAACGTCGAGAAGTCGTCGGAACGGTTCTTACTGGCTGATACTACCAATATGTTCTTGGAGGGATCTAGCAGTAGCTGGTGAACGACGTACGCCGAACATATCCACGACTTGCCTACTCCACGGAACGCCATGATGACGCCACGCTTCGGACCGTGTTGCATGTAGTCCGCTATGTCGTATTGAAGGTCGGTCGGGTTCGGTAGCCCCAGGTGCTTCCAGACGACGTATAGGAAGTTACGGAAGTCCTTCAGCTTCGTTTCGCTCACGATTGTTGGGCGGCTTGCTTAGTCTCGTCGTCTTCGTTGAACGGTAGGACTTCAGCCAGGTTACCCAAAGGCGTTCCTTGTTCGGTGATGGAGACTACGTCGTTGTCCTTTAACAGTTGTCTGGCTCCGTTTAACAGAGCGGCGTTGTAGTCGCCCGTCTCCTTCATCTCCTCGATAGACTCCTTGTAGGTGTCGCACAATAGGACTTGTAGTTGTTCCAGTTGTTCTCGTTTCTTCATTTATTGAACGTTCCTTTGCATCATCATCTCCAACAGACGATCCAGCTTGTTGTTGATAGCCTCCAACTTCTTCTCCAGACCGTGCATCCGCTTCTCAACGGAGATGTCTCGTTCGTGTTGGGCGGCTAGTTCGACCTCTATCTTGGTCAGGCGCGCTTCGTCCCGGTCCAAGCGGTCGGCAAACTTCTTGCCTATCCAACCGAAGACGCCGAGTACGACCGCCAGAGCAGTGTCGAGAAAGTGTGAGAGTTCTTCGGTCATCGTGCGTTAAGCTGCTATTTCGGTTATGGTTATGGAAGACGCCATTACGCCTCCGAACTTTGGCGCGCCTACCCCTCCGTTGAAAGTGCAAGTTCCAGCCGTATCCGATCCCGCCCTAACCTTGAAAGTGGTGGCTGAAGTCGTTCCAGCTGCCATGAAGTGCGTGAAGGATACGGGATTCAAACGGTTTGCTTCGCCCATCTCGTTGATCACGGCGCCTAACGCCCCTGCCGTAGAGTCTTGAAACAAAGCAGCCATTCCCGACGCGTTGTCGCTGGGCGCAGAGAAACAGCACACGACTTCGATCTTCAGTTTGTTGGATGCGTGAGCTGGCGTGATAGCCAACGACATGAATTGGTTTCCTTCGGTGTTCTGAGGAATGGTGTCGTCGTTGACGAACACCGTGGTTCCCGTAGCTGAAGCGCCGTCCATCACGTTTACGACTTGAAGTATCTTCCCACCGCTTACGTTCGTCAAAGCCGACCCATCAACGGCAGGTAGCTTTGCTGTTCCGTCCAGTTGAACTACGTTGTTTGCTGCCGTTCCAAGCGTGCCCGTGATGTAGGTGGAACCAGCGTTTACGTCTGATACCATTCGTGAGTGTGTCTGTGTAATTGCCATATATAGTGGGTTTGAGGGATTAGTTATTAGAAGGAATTACCCGCAGTGACGGGCGTGTGGTTAGTAAAACCGCCTGTATTAGAGGTGCAATTGTGAGTAATGTTACCTATCAGTAATACGTCAGAACTAGAAGCGTCGTTTGCATAATCGTTAAAACCCTCATCACCGTTTTTCGCTGTACAATTCATGATAGTAACTCTTGTAAGAACACCGACAAATCGAAAAGCCTCTTCTGCTTGATTCACAGCATCCCCCGTACACCCAACTATTTTTACATCGGTCAGATCATCTAAGAATTGTATCGGACGACTTCCTGATTTATCCGCTCTTACATTTTGAATAATAGAATCACTTGTTTTTCTAAGCGTAATGCCAGCACCTACAATCGTAACGTTTTCTATATGAGCGTTCTTTAGCGTATCACCTGTAGCTCCATTAGCGTCTGCATTAAGATCGTCACTTAAGTAAGCATTAGCTAGGAAAAAGTCCTCAATCGGGTTAGTCCCATCTGTTTGTAAGAGTATTGACTGAGTAGCTGACTGTTGTTCGTAGAAACCATCAATTCGAATTTTATTACCAACAACTCTTAACGCTGTATTTAAAATACCATCAATAGCTAGGTTTTTAATTTGTATGTTTGAAGAAGCGCTTAAACAGGCTACTCCTGTATGTGACGATTGGTTGATATTTTTAATCTTCAATCCGTCAATTATTAACGAAGAACCTTCAATCTGTACGATGTTAGAAACGGTGACTGTTCCTTGGAAATGTCCGTCAATAAAGATGTCTTTAAAATATCCCTTTACGCCGTTTAACATAAGAGCTTCATCAGTAGAATTAGCACCGCCTATAATCTTTACATTATTAACTGACGTATTAATTGCCGTTGGTTGTGTTTTAAAACCACGCTCACAATTCTCTATATATAAGTTCTGTACGAAAGTATTTTGACATCCATCACTCATATCTAAAGCGTAATTACCGCCTCCTAACGTTCCTGTTGTGCTTTCAAAAATTCTGTTGTTTGTGATAAAAGTCTTAACCGAATTTTGTGTTACAATACCGTGAGACAAGCAACTCTTTATCGTGCAATTATTAACCGTTACATCAGTAGACCCATATATACCAAGTCCGTTAAACACGGTGTTTTCAACGTAAACGTTTTCAATAAGTACGTTTGTCGGGCCTGATCCGGCAACAGCGCTTTCCGCGTCGTCAATGACTAATAAGCGTTTTAAACCGAGATTAGTAGAGGTTCCTTTAGTTCCTAGAAGTTTTAAATTCCTAACGGAACTATTATTACCTATTACTTTAAATTCAATGGGCGACGCAGTAGCGTCTCCTGTTATAATCGAGCCGACCCCTTCACCTTTTAATATTACATTGTCTTTAACTTTAACGTCAGCGTTAATTGTGTAAGTTCCTTCAGGTATAAAAACAATACCACCACCAGCTGTACTCACCGCATCAATAGCGTTTTGTAGGTAACTCGTATTATCAGCGGCTGAAGCGGTTGTACTCACTCCGTAATCCAACACGTTAGCAACGTCCGCAAACCTATCAGCAAGCGTCCTGGCCGTCGTTGATCCCGTTGCCACTACCGATGCTTCGTTCGCTACGGTCGTCGTACCCATCGGCACTACCACGATAGCGGCGCTCGTAGGTGGCGCGCTGGTGAACGTTATCTTGTTGGTGGTCGTGCTGACGGTGTAAGCGGTCGTAGGTGTTTGAACGACCCCGTCGATGGTTACCAGGTACGCTTCAGGCGCCGTTACCTGTGACGTGAAGCTAAGAGTAAACTCCGTCTCCGTGTTGTCGCCCGTGTGGGTGGACTTATCAAAGCTGTTTAAATTGGTTCCGCTGAGAGCTACCTGAGTGTCGACGTAATCCATGTTGGCAGCGTCGGATGCGACCGTCGGGTCAGCGAGATTAACTATCTTCTTGTTGGCGGCGTTGTAGTCCGTACCACCTCCTACGATCTGCATCGAGGCGTCGTTGCCTTCAGCCGCTTCCTCGTTCAAGTAGCGGTTGTGCTGATACGCTCTGTCCAGGTCACCTTCCGTCAACACCGAACCGTTTGTAAAGTCTACGAGGTCGGTGGCGAAGTCACTAACACGTTTGACTCTTACGTCGGCGGCGAGCGCCGGAGCGACCGTCATGCGGACAAGAGACGTGGTGGGAAGCGTGAAGTCCCCCGCTGTGGTCGTCTTGTCAACGCCGTCTACTTCGACGACGACGTGGGTGTCTTCAAGGTACGGAAACGAGAACGCGAAGTCCGTTTCGACGCCGTCTCCCGTGTAGTCGGAATAAGTAATAGCCATGATGTGTTTCTACTTGTTAGTTATTGTTGATAAGGTTTATCGGGTTGATAAGTTGTTGAAGGATGGGAGCGGTTGGTTCGTCTGAAACCTCTTCCCCTCTTGAGTACGCTTTAAGTTGTTCGCGGTTATGACGTAGTTGTTCCCTTAATTCCGGGTACTCGTCTCTAACCAGTTGTAGTAAAGCCTTTTCTCTGTAAGCCGTAAGAGTACTGTTGATGGTTCTATACCTGAGATCGTCTAAAACAGACCCTGACGGTATCTCCGACAACCGCTCGACCTTTGGATGCTCGT